GAATAGAATGTTTTATAAATAAAAAAAACAATTCTAATTTTTTCTCTGTTTTCAATATCGGGGATCAGATTTTTTAATAGTTTCAATCTAGCAATGACAGTAATTTCTTCAGGAGGTTTTCTCCCTACCAATTCTTTAGACAGAATAATAACTACTAACTTGCAATCTATATTTCTTAGTTTGTCTTTTCTTGTTTCACTTCTAAATTTTTATCTTATTTATAATATTTTTTTTAATAGGAGCGATCTCAAAAATCATAAAGAAGATTCATATCTCGTTATTTTAATAATTATTTTTTCTATGCTTTTCTATTTTATTCATGAATTAGATTTACTTTCTGTTTTTGTAAATATTTTGAGCAGTATAGGGACATCCGGAATAAGCTTAGGTGAAGTACAAGGTAATTTTGCATTATATTTGTTAATTTTGACTTTGTTGGGGGGTTCTGTTTTGTCCACAACATCCGGTATAAAATTCATAAGAATTTACATTCTTATTAAAGCTCTTTTTGCAGAAATGTATAAATTGGTTAAACCTAACGTTATCATTAGCAGCAACATTATATTTTCAGGACCTTTTACTGAAGATGATTTTGATACAGGTGGTGGAGAAATAAAAGTTGGTGATGTTGTAACAGGATTAAAAGTATTTAGAGATGAACTTTATATATTTTGCCAAAGAAGAATTTATAAAATAACAGGAACAAGTTCAAGTAATTTTGCATTAGCAGAAGTTGCTAAAAATGTTGGAACTATTGCCAATCTTTCTATTCAAGAATTAGGTGGAGATTTAATATTTTTATCTGCTGATGGATTAAGAACAGTTGCTGGAACAGCTAGAATTGCTGACGTTGAAATCGGTTCGGTTAGTAGAAAAATCTTACCTTTAATAAATGACCTTTTAGATAATATTGCTGATTACACTCTTGCAAGTATGGTTATTAGAGAAAGAAGTCAATACAGATTATTTTACTTTCAATCAGGTCAAGCAGATGCAAGTCAAAAAGGAATTATAGGAACATTTAAATTTGATGAACAGGGAATCCCTGCTTTTGAATGGAGTAATACAAAAGGTTTAGTCGTTAAGACTTGTACTTCAGATTTAAATACTTCTAATGAAGAAGTGAAATTTAGTGCAGATGAAAGTGGATATGTTTATTTGCATGATAGTGGAAATAATTTTAATGGTGAAAATATTAGTGGAGTATTTCAAACACCAGATATGGATTATGGCGATAATGGTTTAAGAAAAAGTCTTTATGCTGTTAAAGCAAATATTAAACCAGAAGGAGTACAAGACGATTTAAAATTAAGAATTAGATATGATTTTGAATCTTCAGATGTTCCCCAACCTGGTGTATTTAGTGTTGGTACTTTAGCTGCTACATCTTTATATGGAGGTGCTGCATATGGAACAGGAACTTATGGTGCAGTAACTTTACCAAGTAAAAGAATGTTAGTAATAGGAAGTGGTTTTTCAAATAGTTTTAGATTTTATAGTAATGATACGAATGCTGCATATGCAGTTAATGGATTATTTGTATCATTTATAGCAGGAGGAAGAAGATAATATGGCAGGTTATGTACGACAAAGTTCAGCCGAAATAGCTGATGCTCTTACAATTGAAGCTGTTGATTTAAATAATGAGTTTAATGATTTAGTAGCAGCTTTTAGTAATACTTCAGGACATAAACATGATGGCACAGCAGCCGAAGGTCCTGTTATTGCTGTACTTGGAGATTCAGGTGTAGCTACGCCATTAAATAAAATTTTAGTTGATACTGCAAATAAACATTTAGAATTTTATACAGATGTAAGTTCTGCAGCAGTACAACAATTAAGAATTCAAGATGGAGCAATCGTTCCAATTTTAACTAATGATATAGATTTAGGTACAGCTTCTTTAGAATTTAAAGATATACATATTGATGGAACTGCAAGTATTGATACTTTAGTTATTGGTTCTTCAACTGGTGTTACATCTGTTGATACAGATTTAACTTCTGCTTCAGCAAGTGATGATACTTTAGCTTCTGCTAAAGCAATTAAAACTTATGTAGATTCAGTTCCTGTCGGAGACCTTACTGCTATTGTAGCAGGAAGTGGTTTAACTGGGACATCTTTATCAGGACCAATACCAACTTTAAATGCAATTGGTGGAAATGGTATAACTGCTAATGCTGATGAATTAGTAATTGATACAGCAATAACAGTTGATAAAACAACAGCACAAACTTTAACAAATAAAACTTTAACTGCTCCAGTTATAGCAACAATTTCAAATACTGGAACAATAACTTTACCTACTTCAACAGATACATTAGTTGGTAAAGCTACTACAGATACTCTTACAAATAAAACATTAACAAGTCCAGTTTTAGATACAGCAATTAGTGGAACAGCTTTTAAAGATGAAGATACTATGTCTTCTAATTCAGCAACTGCTGTAGCTTCACAACAATCAATTAAAGCTTATGTAGATGCAGCTCCTGTTGGAGACCTTACTTCTATTGTAGCAGGAACTGGATTAACTGGAACAGATTTATCAGGACCAATTCCAACTTTAAATGCAATTGGTGGAAATGGTATAACTGCTAATGCTGATGCATTAGTAATTGATACATCAGTAACAGTTGATAAAACAACTGCACAAACTTTATCATCTAAAACATTAACTAGCCCAGTTTTAAATGGTACTCTTAGTGGTACAGCTTTTTTAGATGAAGATACTTTCTCATCTGATTCTGCTATAGCAGTTGCATCTCAACAATCTATTAAAGCATATATTGCTACCCAAGTTTCAGAAGGAGACCTTACTGCTATTGTAGCAGGAACAGGTTTAAGTGGAACAGATTTAACAGGACCAATTCCAACTTTAACTATTGATACTGGTACAACAGTTGATAAAACAACTGCACAAATTTTAACAAATAAATCAATTGATTCTGATAATAATACTATTACAAATATAGTTAATGCAGATATTAAAGCTGCAGCAGCTATTGATGCAACAAAGATTGCAAATGGAACTGTTACAAATGCAGAGTTTCAATATATAAATAGTTTAAGTTCAAATGCTCAAAGTCAAATAGATTTAAAAGCAGCTTTAGCTTCTCCAGCTTTAACTGGAGACCCTACAGCTCCTACACAATCAGCAAGTGATAACTCAACTAAACTTGCAACAACAGCTTATGTTGATGGTCAAGTTGCAACAGAAAATGAATTATCAGAATTAAATGATGTAACTATTGCAGGTATTGCAGATGCAAATTATTTTATTTATGATAATGCTGCATCTGTTTGGAAAAATAAAGCGATAAGTGGTGCTTTTACTTCTGATAATTTAGGAGTAACAACTTTATCTGCTTTAATAGATGCTATAAAAATAGCAGATGGAACTGTAACAAATACAGAATTCCAGTATATTAATACTTTGAGTTCTAATGCACAGACTCAAATAGATACGAAAGCGACAGCAGGTTTTGCTGTGGCTATGGCAATTGCCTTATAGTCTAGTTGACAATATGGCAAAAAAATGGTATAATTAGGATAATAAATGGCTCAAAATTTTCAAAGAACATTAAAAAGAAATATCACTCTCTCTGGTTCTCCTACAGAACTAAGAGCAGCTACTACAACAAATGATGCAATTATAGGTGTTAGATGTACTAATACTTCTGGTGCATCTGTTGACGTTTCTGTCTATGTAAAAAATACTTCAACAAACTATTTTATTATTAAAGCAGCTCCCATCCCTACAGGTGGAAGTTTGGAATTAATTGATGGTGGTTCAAAAGTTGTATTACAAACTGGAGATTCAGTTGAAGCTTATGCTTCAGCAGCTACTTCAGTTGATATTATTTTAAGTGTTGTTGATTCAATTAGTACATAATATTAAGGATAATATAAATGGCATATGTTGGTGCAACTCCTGCACGAAAAGCTTTAACATCAAGTGATATTTCAGATGGTATAATTACTGCTGGAAAAATTGCAACTGATGCAGTTGAAACTGCAAAGGTTAAAGATTTAAATGTTTCTACAGGAAAGTTAGCTGCTGATGCAGTTACAAATGCTAAAACAGAATTTACACCTGGATTAGAAATCAAAGGTGATGGTGCAAGTGCTGCTGGTAAGTTAACTTTAAATTGTGAACAAAATACTCATGCAGTTCATATTGAAAGCCCTGCTCATTCAGCAGGAGCTGGATATACTTTAACACTCCCTACAGGAGTTGGAACAGATGGACAAGTTTTAGCAACAGATGGAACAACATCAAATCAATTAACTTGGGTAGATGCAGTAGAAACAAAACCTACTGTAACTTCAGTAAGTGCAATCATACCTCCAAGTATAGCAACAAGTGTAACAATTACAGGAACAAATTTTGCAACTGATTCTACTCATGTACCAATTGTAGAAGCAGTAAGTTCAACAAATGCATATACAAGAGCTTCAGTAGTTTCTTGGGCAAGTTCAACTTCTATCTCGGCAACCTTCAATTTAGCCCTTGGAGATTACCGAGTTAGAGTAGAGAATCCAGATGGTAATGCTGGAATGTCAGCTACCGCAATTTTACAATCAAGTTCAGCTCCTACATGGACAACTGCTGCAGGTTCTTTAGGAACTTTTGCAGCATTAGCAGCTATATCAGAAACAGTTGTAGCTAGTTCAGATAGTGCAA